GCCATCGATCTGGCCGTTGTTGTGCTGCGCGGGCTGACGGACTTTTTAAGCGCCGTGTTCCGCGGCAACTGGGATGCTGCCTGGCAGGCCATCGGCAACACAGTCAACACCGTCTGGGATAAGATGACGAACGCCATCAAAACCGCCGTCAATGGCATCATCGGCTTCATCAACCGGATGATCTCCGCCGTTGTCACCGGCATCAATGCGGTCATCAACGCGCTGAACGGGTTGTCGTTCGACCTGCCGGACATATTCGGCGGCGGGCATGTCGGGTTTAATATCAGCACCCTGACCGCCCCGCAGATCCCCTACCTGGCGCAGGGCGCGGTCATCCCGGCCAACCGGGAGTTTCTGGCCGTGCTGGGCGATCAGAGCCACGGCACCAACGTAGAAGCTCCGCTGGACACCATCAAGCAGGCTGTGGCCGAAGTCATGGAAGATTTGCAGGCAGGCCAGATGGCGGGCTTTGAAGCCGTGGTTTCCGTGCTGCGGGAGATCCTCTCCGCCGTGTACGGCATTGAGCTGACCGACGAGGACGTAGGCCACGCCGTACAGCGCTGGCAGCGCAAACAGCTGACTGCCACAGGAGGTGTGTAACGTGACCCTGACCAATCTGTTCCAGATCGATGGCAAATCCCTGTACGCACCGGACTGCGACACGGGATTGCGGTCCAATTTTCAACCCGTGCGTGAACGCGCACACCTTCTAACTCCTAACTAAACCCAACGGAGGTGTATACATGCATCAATCCTACCTCACTTTTTCAAGCGACACCGAGCTAAAGGACGGCTCCCTGCAGGATGCCCGCAACCTTTTGTCTCTTGCTCTATCCGGCCTGGCCGAAGCGGCCGATGAAACGACCCTGCAAACCGTCGGGGCTGCCGAATATTTTTGCCGTTACGATCTGCCGCAGTACCTCTCCGTCCTGCGCGCCGCCATGGATACGCTGGACAAGGTGCAGCAGGGTGCGCAAGCCCCGGAGGAGCGCTCATGACCACAACCGCAAAAATTGAAGAGCTCCAAAAATCCGTCATCAACGCCATCAACAACAGCTGCCTGCACCCTGCTGTGGTGCGGCTGGTGCTGCTGAACGTGATCTCGATGGTGGAAGCCAGCGAGAGAGAGGTAAACAAAAAGGAGGAAGAAGCCACAAGATGACAACACATACCATTACCCTTGCCCGCCACACTGCGCAGGTGGTTGGCCTGATGGGCGTGCTGGTGCTGGGAACCTGGGACAGTTACGGCACGGAACAACTGCTGCTGCGCCACGGCCCGGAGTGGGAGGGCCTTGCGATCGATGCCACGTTCCATAACGTCCCCAACGATGAGGGTGTAACGGTATTGGCGGACACGGACGGCCTTGTGACCGTCCCTCCGGAAGCCTGTATGCGAGCATCCAAGTACGCAACCATCACGATCCGGGGCGTGCAGGACGGTGTACAGCGCATCAGCTGCAATCTGCCCTACATGGTGCTGGATCACGCGCAGGTGCCCGGTGCCAACAGCACCGCCACTCCCAGCGAAAATGCCCAGGCCCTTGCCCAGATGCAGGATTTGCGGGACGGCGCTGTAGATGCCAAGAACCAGGCCGAAGCTGCCCGCGATGATGCCGCCCGCAGTGCCGTTGCCGCCAAGGAATACGAAACCGACGCGGGCCAGTCTGCCACTGCCGCCAAAACGGCACAGAGTGCGGCAGAGACGGCAAAAGCCGGTGCGGAAACGGCACAAAAGGCCGCTGCATCCAGCGCCAGCAGTGCAAGTACATCCGCAAGCACTGCGACGACACAGGCAGCGGCGGCAAAATCCAGCGCCATGGCGGCAAAGGCATCGGAGACGACGGCGGGAAAATCTGCCCAAGAGGCAGCCGCTAGCGCGGCAAATCTGGACAGTGCCGTGAACACGGCAACGCAGAAAGCGGCGGCAGCTAGTGCTTCGGCGGAAGCAGCAAAGGCGAGCGAGAGTGCGGCAGCAAGCAGTGAGGCGGCTGCTAGAAAGTATGCGAACCGCGCAGAATTGGCAGCCAAGACAGCAGGTGAAGCCGCAGCGGAAAAGCTGAAACAGATGCAGGCGATCCAGGACGACGTAACGGCCAAGCAGGCCCAGACGGCTACCGATGCGACGGCGGCAGAAAAGGCAAAAGTAGCCGCTGAAGCCGCACAGAAAGATGCTGCGGCCAGCAAGGCTGCTGCCGCAAACAGTTCCGCAGCTGCCAAGACCAGTGAAGATGCAGCTGCAAAGAGCGCGGCAGATGCCGACAGCACTGCCAACAGCATCAAGGAGTCCATGACGCAGATTGCCGCGCTGCAGAAGCGCCAGAATGTGCTTGTTGGCAGCGAGATAGGCAACCCGGCAAGCTGTGATGACGCCTTTGCTGCACCACTGTGTGGGCTGAGTGTGTACGGAAAGAGCACGCAGAACGGGACACCCACGCCTGATGCGCCTGTGCCAATTGTAAGTGCAGGGGATGGCGGGAGCGTGGCGGTGAGGGTGACGGGGAAGAATCTGCTAAACCCGGCCTTGTTCCAAAATAATAAATATCAGGGTTTCAATGCCGAAACCGGTTATTATGGGATAGATAGTGTAAATGGTTATTGGATAACAGGCATTCAACCGTGCTTACCGAGTACAACATATCACTTTAATGCAATGATAGAAGGCGGTTGTTTTTATGATGAAAAAAAGAATGTAATCGGTATTGCTGATTTTGCGTTTACAATTAAAACGCCAGCGAAATGCGCGTATTACTGTTTTAATTTTTCATCAGTGCATGTGTCCTATGGCACGCCAATCATTGCAACAGTGAGTGAATCAACTGCCTATTCCCCCTACCGTGAACAGCTCCTCACCCTGCCCACTCCCAACGGCTTGCCCGGCATACCTGTCACCTCTGGTGGCAACTACACTGACCCGCAGGGCCAGCAGTGGGTGTGCGACGAGGTAGACTTGGAAAGAGGGGTGAAGGTGCAGAGGGTTGATAAAGCGGCTTTCGACAGCACAAAAACGTTGGCTGAGCAAAATGCAATTCTCACCACCCCCATCGAAAACCCGCTCACCCCTGCTGAAATTGCTGCTTACAAAGCCCTCACCGCTTACGCGCCCGACACCGTGGTTCAAGCTGGTGACGGTGCGGGGGTAAAGCTGGAATACCAGCGCGATGTGAACATTGCAATCAAAAAGCTTGAGGATGCCATTGCATCCATGACCGCTACCTAAAGGAGGGAAAGCATATGGCAATTAAATCCAAAGCCCGGCACGACCTGACCCTGCGCTCTATCAAGCGGGAAATCGCCGCCGGACGTGACGTGGCATACTGGTTGGACAAGGCGTACACCCATCTGGACAGTGGCCTGCTGACGGAGGACGACATCACAGAAGTGGAGACTCTGGCACAGGCGTACTACGACGCTCTGGACGCTGAGGACAAGGCGAACGCTGAGGAAATCACGCAGTAAGGAGAATATCATGTCAAGCACTGCATACGCACACGTACGTTTTCTTGATGGGACTTTGGCTGACTATCAAACAGAAAGGACAACAAACCATGAGACTTTCAAACGGTGACGTCCTGCTCCGCTGGCCCCTGGCCCAGCACATTATCACCGCCGGCTGGCTCTACAATGATGGCAGCCTGCACCGGGCACTAGATTTCCGCTCAGCAGTTGGTACACCAATATATGCAGCGGAAGCGGGCACGGTTGCAATCGCATACCGCTGGAACGGCAAGCGCACCCAGGGGGATATCAACAGCTATGGCAACATGGTCAAGCTGCGCCATGCGGATTACCGCGGCGGCCGGCTGGAGACGCTGTACGCCCATTTGAGCAAACTCTGCGTGGCCCAGGGGGAGACGGTATATGAGGGCCAGCTGATCGGCTACAGCGGGGATACCGGCAACTGTTACGGGGCACACCTGCATTTTGAGGTGCGGTACAAAAACCGCCGGGTCCACCCGCTGAACTGGCTGGATGCAGATTTTGCGGCGGCATCTACCGCGGTGCGGCTGGGCGGCTACCAGAGCGTTGCCCGCCCGGCAGCGGAAAAAACACAGCCGGTCCAAATGCAGACGGTAACGGTGGGGCCGATTTCCAACGGTGACGCTGCCCGGCTGTATGCCCTGTGCGGGGACCTTGGCCTGGTGGAATCGGGGCTGTACCACGCCGCCTATACGGAGGTGTGAGCAGGATGGAAGCAATTCTGGTGGCGCTGATCACCGGCGGGCTGAGCCTGCTGGGGGTGGTTATCACCAACATGATGGCTGCCCGCCGCGCGGAACAGCGGATGGTAACGGCCCAGGCGGTCACGGATGCCCGCTTAGAGGAGCTGACCCGCGAAGTGCGCGCCCACAACAACTTTGCCCAGCGGGTGCCGGTGCTGGAAGAGCAGCTGCGTGTGGCAAACCACCGCCTGAGCAACCTGGAAAAGGCGCATACCCCCGCAGGCCGGGCCATAAGTTAAAAGAAAAGCATAAAAAAGCATAAAATAAAAAGGAGGAGACCATGGATCTGACAACTTTTGGTATGGCAGGGGTGGCGGCGATTACGGTTATCTGCTACCTGGCGGCAACAGCGGTCAAACAAACGCCGCTTGCCAATAAATGGTTGCCCACCATCTGCGGCACGCTGGGCGGTGTGCTGGGGGTGCTGGCCTGGTGCGGAAGTGTGCCGGACTTCCCGGCAGGCGACCCATTGACAGCGCTGGCCGTGGGCATTGTTTCAGGCCTCGCGGCAACCGGTACCAACCAGCTGATCCGCCAGCTGAAACAGCCGGAATAAAATAATAGGGGGAATTACCCTATGGCAA